GCGTCAGTCCCGCCATCCAGTTTCAACAACGCCACAAGCGCGTCGAAACAAGCGCTGTAGTGTGGCGTAGGATGCGAGTCCAACAAGGCTACCGCCGTGAACCCTTTGACTATCACGCAAGTAGGCGCTTCGCCGTTGTGAATAATTATTCCGTTTTTATTTTTCATGATAGATGTCGTTTTTAGGAGTTTAACCATTGATCGAACGTCTTAGGCTTTTCACCCATGCTGGTGACAGCGTCGACGTAAATTTGATAGCGGATACGTAAGGTCTCTTGTGGCATTATGATAAATCTCCGCTGATGGTGATTGATAATTCGGTGATGCGGACGCTGACCTTTTCAAAACCTTTGAAGGTTGCTGTCACGTACTTTCCGTTGAGATCGATCACTGGACGATCTTCAGCGCCAGCAATCTTGAATTTTCCTTTGTTAGGCATCTTGAGCAGGTATATCGTGCCACAAGGGTAAATGCTTTTGTGGTAAAGAGTGCCTTTGACCCATCCGTATTCGGACAAGGTTTTCCCCTCTATCCAAATGCGACGCTCGCCGCGATTGCTTCCAATCTTTCTAAATATTATTTTCATAGGTGTCGTTTTTAGGAGTTATCGCCGTGAAAGGTCAGTAAGGTATCGATAGCGCCCAATACGTTTCGCTTGTCGTTCTCCAACGTGCAAACATGTTCAGCCATTGCATATCCCAAGGCAAAAGCGAGCGAGGGTATTTTTTCGTTGCTAGCGTACAGCACCAATTCTTGGAGAGGTTTTGAATATTTACTGAAATTCTCGTCTTTCTTCCATCGATCGATGAAACGTATCAAAGAATATCCACTAGGCATATCCTCATCGAGATACTTTTCGTAGAAGCGCTTGATTGATGCGGTCGAAACTTCGTATTTAGTTTTCATAGGTGTCGTTTGTTGGGAGTTAAGCACCAAAACCCTGCACGTCGCTGACTACCCGCCAGCAAATCGTTTGCGACCAGCGGTTGAAAATGTCCTTGGCATAGGCAATGGCGTCTTCGACGTGGTCGAATTCCTTTGCGGTTCGCCATCTTCCTTCTTCGCCTATTACTTGTATTTCAGCTTTCCATTTCATAGTGGTGTCGTTCTTTCTTTGGGAGGTTCGTTTTTGAAACTGACCCTCACCACACGGAAAAATGGATTCGACGCAAGAACTATTTTTCCATTACTATGTAATGCTTTTCGGAAAGCGGCGTTCACGTAAGTTGAAGTTGGCCAAATCCACGTACATCAAAAAAGGAGGGAAAAGCCGCCGTCGTCGTCGCTCCATCGATGAAAAAAAAGGCGGGCAAAGGAGCGCCGAAAAAAGACAAACTAAACGGAAGTAAAATTTTGACGTTCAGTTTAAAAAAGTCTCTCCTTTCCTTCTCCTTTTTCACCGCCGAAAAAAACTTGTCAACCTTTGAAATTCTGCCCGAAGCCTCGCGCCCAGGCGTGCCTTAAAACTCGGCCATCCAGGCGCGCTTGAAACTCGCGCGAGGCATGGGAAAATAGTTGAAAAAAACTATCGACAAGATCCCTTTTTCCTGATTTCCAAAGGTCAGTTTCAAAACTAAAACATCCAAAAGGGAAAACGACAAAATGAAAACTAAAACGATATCGAAAAGATTTAACTTACTAGCAATCGGTGGAGACCCTAAAACGAGAAAAGGTCAAGGAAAGGGTTGGTTGACTGCGATTATGTATCTCGTCCCATTCGGTCAATTGGGAACAAAGAATCACTGCCCCGACGCGTCCGAAGGTTGCGGCGAAGGGTGCTTGTTCAAACAAGGTCGTGGACAAATGACGAACGTCCAGCAAGCGCGCTTGAAAAAAACTCTCTTTTTTGAGGATGATGAAACAGGTTTCATCCATCAATTGAAAGACGATATAAACAAGGCAATCAACTGGACGGAAAGCAAAGGATATAAGCTTGCGATACGTCTCAACGGAACGTCAGATATCGCTTGGGAAAGGTTTCATTTATTCGAGCGCTTCCCGCGCTTGCAATTTTACGATTATACGAAAAGCGCGTTTCGCTTGAATAGAAACTTGCCCGAAAATTATCACCTGACGTTTAGCCAATCGGAAACCAATCAAGACGTTGCCAAACGCCTTGCCAAAGAAGGTGAAAACGTTGCCGTCGTCTTTCGTCACAAACTACCTAGTAAATACTATGGACGCGACGTGATCGACGGCGATAAGAATGACCTGCGATTTCTCGACCCTAAGAAGTCAATCGTCGGACTCCTTGCCAAGGGAAGCGCGAAGAAAGATACAACTGGTTTCGTAATTAATTAATCCTAAACCAAGAAGCAAACATCATGACCGAAAAACAAGTTGACGATCTGTTCAAACCCTCACCCCTAACTTGGTTAATAGCCTTCACCATCTCCTTGGTATTTTGGGGAGGTATCGTTTACCTAGCTTGCCAAGCTTAGGACAATAAAACAAAACGATTAAGCCTCCTTAGAAATAGGGAGGCTTTTTTGTGCTCTTGTTTCCACGTGGATGCCTTAAAAGGCTTTTGATTGGTCAACCCTTGCTATCCCCCTTACAAAGAAGCCGGACGATTCCTATGTATGTATAAGAGGCGGGAAAGCGTATTAACTAAACGTTGCAAGGCGCACCAAAGCACAGCGGGAAAGGTTGCCAAACGACGGCGAAACGACGAAAAAACGGCGAAAAAACGGCGGTCAATAAACAGATGAGCAAACGATTTTAAGGCGATTAAATCGACCAGCAATTATTTAATAAATAGATATAAAGTCTGACGCGCTCAGCTGTTTAATTAACTATTAATTCTCACCCCTGACCGATCAATGCCGAACGCCAAGGCGGCACGGGGGTAAAAATTCCGTACACCTCCGTATACACCTCCTCAGAGATTTTTATCGAAACTTTTCAACCTTCTTCAAACGTTTTGGAAAGGATTCTCTTCGTCTGGGAAGTCGTCGTCCCATTCGCAAGGGGCGTCCGAAGGTTCTTCGATGGGGTCGCTCAACACGTCGATCTTGGTGGACTCCATGACGCCTATGAGAGTTTCGATGGGGAGGTCGAATTCCAACAGATATCTTTTGATGAGACCGAGTAGTTCAAAGCGGAAAGCGTCGGCCTGTTCGTATTGATTCATTTGTGACCTTCCTCGCGTGCGCGTAATAAAATATTTTATAAAACGTATTATAAGACGTCTTATAAGTCTAAAACAGAGATAACGTGATTATTAATCTTTATTTTATATATTTTACTTATAAGCCGTCTTTAGAACCAGCTTTTAAAAGACTTTGAAACAAGAGGCGACGAGTTCATGGCGGAAGACATGAATCTCTCCAGTTCCTCGTTCAAGGCGTCTTCTCTCCGGTCGTTCATTTTTTCGTTAACGTCCTGAGACATTTGTTCCGTCCAATAGTTGACGGCGATGGCGAGAGCATCGAGCCTATCGTCGTTCATCAGCGCTCCTCTTTGTAGCGTTATCCTCGATAGTTGATAGACGAGGGTGTACCTGGCCTGTTGTTCTATCGGATAAGATTGAACGCTTTGGTAATCGTTCTTGATGACGGAGGGAGACAAGATGAGTTTATGTCTGTTGAGGACGGGTTCCAGGGTATCGACTATTCTTTTTTCCTTTTGTTGAGAATGCCGGACTTCCTCGATGGAGCAGGGGTGAGTTGTCCTGAGTATGGGTTTCAAGAGTTCGGTGAACATTCCGTCCCCCATATTTGACTCGACGATGATTTGGTTAACCTTGTGGAATTCCGCTTTCTTGGCGAGAGCGGTCAGGACGTTGTCTCCGTATCCGCCCTTCATGCCTCCGCAATCGGGAACGAATAGTTGTCCGTTGAGCATTTTGACGACGGCGTAACCTGTTTCATCCTTCCCTCTTCCGCTGGGATCGATGGACATCACGGAACCCGTGTAAGGGGTCATGGACCCTACGGTTTCCATTGGTCTGAAGAACCTGTCTCCGTTGAACCCGACGTTGGGCAGGGAGTTATCCCAAGCGTAGTCGGGAGAGGACGACCACACGATTTTTTCGGGGGCGACGTCCGAGTCGACGTCCATCACGACGAGGTCGTTGATTTTAAGGGGATACCTATCGGCGTCCGAAAGTCTTGGGTTGAGCATGAACTGCATGGCGTAGCCGCTTCTGCCGTAGCTGAGTCTTCTTTCCTCCAAGTCCATGTCGGAGAACCGCAATGGTTCGGTGGATTTCCCCGCGGTGTCGGGAGTGCATTTCTCCCGCACTATGGAAGCGAGGTTATCGCCGTACAGCTTGTCCGCCACTTCTGCTTCGACGTACTCCGCAGGCCAAGTTCTCGCGGTGTATCCTCGTTCCCTTAGTTTCCCGTAGATGGAGTCCTCGCATTGAGGAGTCCCTAAAAAGATTATTTTCGAGGAGTCGAGCGGTTTGATGATTGCCTCGAACTCCTTGACCTGTTCGTCGAGTTTGTCTCTCATGCCCTGGGTCGCCGAGTTGTTGGGGACTTCGACGTCGTCCGCCACTATGACGTCCGCCCTCGAACCCGTCAGTTGGGAGGTTATGCCCAAGGACTTGACGGAAGGGGCGTGAGCGGGAGGCGCTTGTCCGACGTCGAATGCTATCTTCGAGAACCTTTGTCCGTCTCTTGGTCTGAGATGTCGAAGGACGGGTATTTCGTTGATGATGCGTAGAGTGAACGTGGAGAAGTCGTCCGACCTTGATTTGGAAGCGGACACGACGAGAAAGTTCTTGGTGGGGTCGAGCAGTAGTTGGTGTACGACGTAAGCGGAACAGATCCATGATTTCCCGACGCCCCGAAAAGCCATGACGACTCCTCTCTTGGGACCATGCTGCATGAAGTCGGCTATATCGTACTGGAGGTCGGTGGGGTCGGGGAGACCCAACGCCTTCCACGTCACGTATAAAAAGTTACGGAAGTCGGTAAGTTGGCTGGGAACTTCGTGCATGATGGTAGGTGTCGTTAAAGGAATAGCGTTTAAAGGAGCGTGGCAATACCTGAGAAGGCTTTTCGGGAGGCGGTGGGTATCATCTATCTACTCACCTGTCCCTCACCCTCTGAGAGGCTTCTATGGAGACGCTTGCCTCAACCCTTCTTTGGTTTGGTCGTCTTCGTCGAAGGGAAGCATCTCGGCCAAGTCCCCCAACGGGGTGCCTGATTCGGAGACGCTTACCACGTCGTTGTCTTTCAGAAGCTGTCGCGCCCCGTTCAACAAGGCGGCGTTGTATTCCCCCGTGTCCCTCATCTCCTCGATGGAGTCCTTGTAGGTGTCGCATAGCAGCGTCTGAAGTTTTTCCAGTTGTTCTCTTTTGCCCGCCATTAATTCGGTCCCCTCCTTCCCATTACGAATTCAAGTAGTCTGTCCAGTTTGTTGTTCATCGCTTCCAATTTCTGCTCTAAACCCGCCATACGCTTTTCAACGGAAATATCCCGCTCGTGCTGCGCCGCCAACTCAACCTCTATTTTGGTTAGCCTGACTTCGTCTCGGTCGAGGCGGTCGGCGAACTTCTTCCCCAACCAACCGAAAACACCAAGGACGACGGCGAGTATGCTATCGAGAAAATGAGATACTTCTTCAGGCATTTTACTAAACGGCTATTTCGGTTATGGTCAGCGTGGTGGAAGCTACTCCGCCCATTCTTCGGGCGCCGCCCCAACCATTCAACGTCCACGTTCCTCCGGCATTCGCTCCCGCCCTGATCTTGAAGGTGGTGGCGGAAGTGGTCCCCGCAGCCATTTCATGCGTCAAGGTCGATATAAACGGAGCGTTTGCATCGTTCGGTTTTTCTTGAACCACAGCCGCCAAGGCGTTTGCCGTGGAATCCTGGAACAACGCCGTTATGATGTTGCAGGCCGTAGTGGCCATGGAATGGAAGACCGTGGCGGTTATCAACAAACGATTGGACGCATTGGTCGGGGTGATGGCGAGAGTGATGGCTTCGTTGCCTTCGGTGTTCTGCGGGATGGTGTCGTCGTCCGCCATCACGGTTGTTCCCGTCGCGACCGCCGACGTGGATGCGTGAACCTGTTGAAGCAACTTACCCGCGTTGGTCAATAGAGACCCATCGACCGCGGGGAGTTTGGCCGAACCATCCAGTTGGACGATGTTTCCCGCCGCCGTCCCTACTTGGGAACTTTCGACGTACGTGGTTCCGGCGTTTAAATCGCCGATCATTCGAGAGTGTGTTTCCGTGATTGCCATTTGAATAAGTGGTTGATGCTTTAATTATTGTTTTTAGAGATCGTAGGCGATGGTCATGCCTGTTTTCATATGTATCTGCCCGTCGGGGTCTATTTGCAGAAGATCGACCGTGCTTGCATGGTCGTCGGACACAAGGTGGATCTTCAAAACACCTCCGAGGGATTGGATGTTGTAGATGGCGTCGTTCGCTCCGGCGGTAGACGTGTCGTAAAGTTGCAGAGTCGCCGCCCCGTTCCCTTTGATGACGGCGGTTGCGTGCTGTCCGCCGCTCGCCGCCGTGTTCTCCACCACCAAAGTGGTGCCGTCGGTTACAGCGGATGAAACGCCCAAGACAGGCGTGAGACCTACCGCTACTACCGGAGAAAGCGCTTCCCAAGCGGTGGAAGCCGCTCCTATCATTACCTTGTCGTTCCCTCCATCGACGAAGAGAAGATTGGCGTTGGTGTCGCCCTCCACCCTGAAGTCCACGTCGGCGCCGCTTTCATTCACGACCACCTTCTTTTGGGCGGACGTGTCGTCCACCAGAAACTGGTTGTCGGTGTCTGATATTTTAGCGGCGGTCACCGCGTTGTCGGTCAACCCAGGCGTGCCGCTGGCAGCTGCGGACAGACGTCCGTCGGCATCCACCGTAATATCGGCGTTGGTATAAGTTCCTGCGGAAACAGCCGTGGAGGCTAACTCACTCGCTCCCACTGCGCCCGCGGCTATTTCGGAAGCGCCCACGGCGTTCGTCGCTATCTCCGAAGAACCCACCGCATCGGCGGCTATTTCCGAAGCCGTCACGGCGTTGGCCGCAATTTCCGAAGACCCGACGGCGTTTGCCGCTATCTTGGCCGCGGTCACCGCGTCGTCCGCCAATTGACTCGTCGATATGGTTCCCGTCGAAACGGGAATGGCGTAACCCCTCTGCACGACTACGATCTTGGAACTGACCGGAGGCGCCGAGGTGAAGTTTATTTTATCGTTGTCCGCATCCATCGTGTAGGCAACCGTCGGTTCTTGCAGAACGCCGTCGATAGCTACCTCATACATGGTGTCCCCATCCAAGGAAATACCAGGACTGAACGTGAATTGAGTTGCGGGAGGAGCGCCCGTAAAGGTGTATTTAGCCGACTCCGTGGAAGACCCCGACACGGTGTTCGTTATCTGCGTGTCCGTGTAGTTCTTCGTTGCCGCGTCTTGAGTGGAGGTGGGATCGACGACGTTTATTACCTTTTGGGAATTAACGTCCACGCTACCCGTCACCCCCGAACCATCAAAGTCATTTAATGATTTTCCGTCCACGTAGTTCTTGGTCGATGCATCCTGCGCCGCAGCGGGGTCCGCCACGTTGATGATCTTCAGACTCTTTGCGTCCCAGTTAGCGTCCCCGACGCCCTTTTGCATCGACGCCTCGTTCAACTCTTGAATCTCTTCGTTGAGGTATCTGTTATGCAGGTAAGCGCGGTCAAGCGATGCTTCGGTCAAGACGGAACCATCAACGAAATCAACTAAATTAGTCGAAGGTTGAGAAATCCGCCTCACTCTTACTTTCTGTCCGACGGTCGCTCCACTTACCAATACGACCTTAGTCGATGGGGAAGTGGTGATAGTGAAGTGCGTGGTTAATGTTTTGGTCACCCCGTCAATCTCTACGACGACGTGGCTGTCTTCGAGATACGGAAAAGAGAACGCAAAGTCCGTCTGTGCCGCTGTCGCTGTGTAATCGACGTACGTGTTAGCCATGATTTATATTCCGTGTGTTGTTATTGTTGCTGAAGAATTTCAAGAGCGTCCTCGTAGGGCGCCCCTTTTCTGTAAGTGGAACGAGCGCGGGAGGACTGCCTGTATAAGGCGTCTACTTCAGGCACCTCCTCAAGAAGCTGCTGAAGAGCGCGGTCGCGATAATCACCTAAGACACGCCTAATCAACGCGATGCGAGGACTCGGCAGACCTGGTTCGGAACGAGGATCCAACGCTTTGTAGTTTCTTGAGTTAAAAAGTTGCTCCAACGTCTGACGGAGAGTGCGTTGGCCTATTTCCACTTCGGAACGGAGCGCCATCCAACGATCATAAGCGGAACGCCCGCCCCCCACGTCTATGGCGCTGAGATCCACCATCCCGTTCAAACGGGGAGAGGGTGGCGTGAACCCGTGATGAAGGTTAGCCATCTCTTCGAGGACGGGGTCTCCCGTCTTAGTGGAGAAAGCAATGGGGTTAAAGGTGTTGAACACTTGAAACGGAGTAGTCTCGAACATCTCCGCGACATAAGGTTCCCCTAAAATATTACGACGAGCGTCGATGCTTCCCGACATACCTGGTATTTTCTTTAAGAAGGCATCGGTTAAGCTTCTCACTTCCTTTAGTTCCTGATCTCCTCCGAACGCTTTTACTTGCCCGACGAAATTAGGAACTAAATTACCCGCCATGCTAAGACCTGTTTTCCACGCCTTGGTGTCGGGATCAGTGACTAACTCGACAAGCCGTTGCAGACCCGTTAGATAGGACTTGTTCGTTAGGTTTCTAGCTGTCGTGATCATCAGACCGGAAACAATCTTTTCCACGGTGGAAGTGTCTTCGCTGTAGTTCGAGGAATCCAACGCTTCTCCCAAGTCGGCGTATACGCCTATCATGGAGGCTAGGGGATCCAAACGTTGGTAGCTTACCCACGCGTCTCCTATTCTTATGCTGTAAGCCTTACGTCCCGAAGCTTCCCAAATCCTTTTCTGTTTATGGTCTTTGGGACCGCCTCCCGTTATACGATCCTTCGCGTTGTTCAACGCGGTGAAAAGCGAAATATTGAGAAGGACGCCCGTCGCTAATTTACCACGCGCTTCAGCTTGTACCATCGGGTCGGGGTTTCGCAAGGCGTCTATGAATTGATCCTTTCCATCAGTCAGACGAGGAAATAGACCGCGTTGGGCGGTTTGCACCCCAAAGGTAACGGGAGCAAGAGTACGTTCAAAAGCGAATTTGAGTATATTGGTTGGAGTTTTGATGAAAGGGATGAACAACCACCCCATACCAAGCGGAAGGTCTTGGATAAAACTGGCGGCTTTACCCATGGTACCACTTAATTCATTGGTGAAAGTGCCTGTTTCGGCGTATTCCATGTGATCCTTCGCCATCGTCGAGAGACCACCGAGTTCTTCGGAGTCGGTTAGGCCCACCTTCTGA